GATTAATATCAAAAGAGCTGAGTCTATATTGAATGAGTTTCATATATGCTATGAAGTTACATTTGGTAAGAAGTTTATGCCTCAAAGCAAAACACCTGCCAAAGATGTTACTAAGCAGATGAAAGAATACAATATGACTAGACTAAAAGAAGCTCTAGGTAAGTAATAATAAACAATTAAACCCGGTACTCTTAACAGGGTACTGGGTTTTTTTTATCGTTAAAGCCAATTTTCAAAAACGTTCGGCGTTGAAAATCATTGGGCGTTGCTGCCGAAATTATAACATAAGGATATAATATGAATATATTAGAAGAACTAAATATAACTAGACATGAAATTGATCAATTAAAATATAAGTTAATGGATTCAATAGAATATGATTTTACAGATAGAGAATGTGAAATCTTATATAAATTGTCTATGTATGATTTATTAACAGCTAGTGAAACTAAGATAGCTGTTATGCTTATGGCTCAAAAATTAGGTAATATACCTGTGCCAAAATAATATAACAATAAAACAAAGGAGAATACTATGTTAAATAAACTACAAAACTGGTTAATGAATGTTGCTGCCAAATGGATTTGGGTTGCAATCATGTTGCCAATTAGAATCATTCTAGGTTGTGTATTTGCTATATCAAAGCATATGCCAAACAAGGTTGAATTACCTTACAAAATTGTTAAGAATGAAGAAAATAAATCACAATGGTGGAGTAAATGACAGCATACAAACAATATATAATAGATGAACTAGCTAAGTTGCAATTTGATTATGCAGAATGCAAAATTGAAATGGATGAATTTATTTCTAGTATAACTAGACTAGGAGTAGATTCTCCAGGCGACATAGAGGAGCATAAAGCAAATGCAGAAGAAGCAAGATACCACTACAAAGTATCTAGACATCAAGATAAGTTCTAAAGAAATATTTGATTTATTAGAAATATTAAAACTATACTTTCTTGAACAAGAAACATTAGCTTATAAAAATACTAAAGATATTAAATGTTATAAACTTAATGAAAGATTAAAGCATTTAGTAGCATTGTATGAATTACAGAATCCTAGCGTAGAAGATTAGTCAGTTCATTACTGCTCCCTGCTTCTACGATAAACACACAGTTGCGTTGCACTGTGGGGATTAAGCAACGCACATAGCTATCCCAAGAAATGAGATAGCTTTATAACAGAAAGAAAGAAATAACTATGAAAGGTATAGCTATATGATGTCCGTTATCAAAGAAAAAGCAAAAACTCTACGCACAAATGTAGAAGGGGTAATACCTAAGTTTTTTGGTTTTTTAAAATATATTTTAATAGCCATATTATCTGGATTAAGCTGGGTTTTATACTTCACTGGCTTAATTATAGATATTAGTAATCACTATGTAAAATTTATTAAACAAACAATAACAAAGGATAAAAATGACTGAAGAAGAATTGTTAACAAGTGTAACTAAAAGAACAAAAAGAAGTGAAAATACAATTAAATATGGAATGTTTGGATTATCATTAGGTGAAGATAATTATAATAGACTACATAACTATTGTATTAAACATAATATTTACAAAGCTACTTTAGTTAAATCATTAGTAATAGATTATTTAGATAAAGCAGAACAAAAGGATGACAATGTATAATGTAATATTATGGAAAGATAATGACAATGAAGACATTCATGTGTTTAAAAACAAACCTACATTTGATGATTTGTATAAACTTATTGGATGTGAATTAATTGAAATTACAAAAGGTTATACCGAAGAATTAGGTACTTTTGAAATGTATATGGATGAAGAAAGTAAATTTAATAATTTAAATTACCCAAACAAAAGAGCAACTCAAGCTTGGTATACTTGGCAACAAAGAACTAAAAGAGCTTGTTTGCCTGGTGACTATATAGCTGGATCTGTTGCTATTGTTCAAAAACAAAAGTTTAAACCAAAAGTATTAACTGAAGATGAGATTAATGCAATGAAAGGAAATTAATGGCTAACTGTTATTATCATTCGGTATCATCAGTAAAAAAATGGGGAGGTAAACCAGAAGATTACCAACCTATACATGATTGGATGGATGAAAGCAAAAAGTTAACTACGCATTTTGCACATAGATCATTAAGACATCATGCCGAAGGCTGTTTTGCTGCCGAAAAAGAATTTGGTCATACTATCATGAATAGTGATAATAAAGCTATTCCAGTAAGACTAATTGTAGAAAAACATATTATCGAAGATCTAGGATTTATTCCTAGCTTTGATGATTGGTGTAAAAACATAAGAATAGCATCATGGATGCGGAAAGGACAACATAAGTTATGATAGCAGAAACAATTAATTTAGTTGGAGAATTTATAAGTTTACCAACTAACAACGACAAATGGTATGAAGAATACAAAAAAGGTGAGAAGTTTGCTTTATCTATAAAAAAGAAAAACGCATTACCTTTAAAAGACATTTACAAAAAAATGTATGAAGATGGAATACATTATGTATCACTACATTTTGAAGGTGGTCATGATGAAGGTGGTTTTGATGGAGATTTTTTATTTCAAGATAAAGATAAAAATGTAATCAAAGTTAAAGATATTAATAAATATGCTCCAACAGGTTGGATTGTTAACTACATTCCTTTAGAGTACACCTGTACAAAAGGTAAAAACAAAATCACTCAAGTATTTGAACATACACAAACTAACTATTCTGAAGTTAAATTAACTGAAGGTTGGTTAATGAACAAATGGTATGATTTTGGATTCTTAGAAGAATGGGGATCATTTGCATTTGAAGGTCATGTTCATGGTGATGTTATTGTATCAACAAAAGATGGATCATATAATGTTGATGCCAATGAAACATTTGAACAATATGAAAGCAAAGACTTCGAAGGGAAAATGTTTGATGACTAAAAAAGAACTAAAAGAATATATGAATTGGGTTAATAGTTTTGCTAATCAAAAAATTATTACCAATAAAACAACTAAACCAAAAAAGAAAGGTAAAAATGAAACCAATAAGAAGCAATGAACTAAACTACATTGATACACTTATACATGATAAGTTTAGAAATAGAAGACAAAACATTGAGTCAGAAATAGAAGCTGCTACTCAAAAACAAACTGATAAAAATTATAAATCGTTTGTTGAAAAGTTAGGTCTTAAAGCTGAAATTAAAGCTTTCAAAGAAGCAGAAGATAAACTTAAAAAGTTTGTTTCTCAAAAAGAATCTTATGAAGCTAAATTATATTCAGCTAAACAAACAGCAGCTGGTAAGCTTGAGTCTAAATTAAACTCATGGTCTTCTATAAGAGGATGGAAAGGTAACTATAATGATACAATGTCTATAGAAATTAAAGATTATAATAATATAGAACATTATTTAACTAAAGCTTGTAAGCAAGAAACTAAACAAGCAGTAGAAAAACTACCTAAGTTTAAAGTAAAACATGATTTAGATTTACTTGAAGAACAAGCTAAAAATGTTTTATATTCTGGTAGAGATATAAAAGATGTATGGAATCATTTAGGTCAAACATTTAAAACTTCTGGTATACCAGTAGCTGCACCTAAACAATTCTTACAATTAGAAAGTAAGTAATATGGATATAGATAATGAAATAAATTATCTAGCTGAAACTGATACTACCTTTGCTGAACATATGGCAGAGGTAGAATATCAGCGAGATATGATAAAACATTACAAAGGAAGTTATGTAAATCAATCTGATGTAGCTGTGTCAAAAGCTATAGAAAATTTTTACGCTTCCGAAAGTTATGTTAATTCAATTAAAACAATTAATGCTCTCAATATAGATCTTCTTAAATTAAAAAATAAAAGAAGAACTGCCGAAATGAAAATTGAAATATGGAGAACATTAGAAGCATCAAGAAGGAAAGGTAATATATAATGTTAGTAAATAAATTATTTAAAGATTTAGTAAAAGCAGGAGTTTTTATTAATAATAAAGATGGAGTAAAAGCTTTTGCAAGATTACTAATTACATTAAATACAAAATATCCAAAATGGAAAGCAGGTAAATAATGTCAGAAAATAGCGAACTATATTTTTTTATAGGATTAAGAATAAAACAAGCTAGAACTGATACATTTGGTCATAGACTTATGACTCAAAGTGAATTAGCTAAAGCACTTAATGTTTCGTTTCAACAAATTCAAAAATATGAAAAAGCAACTAATAAAATAAGTATAGAAAAGCTAGATAAAATAGCTCAATATACTAAAAAACCATTAGCTTATTTTCTTCCACATACAGTTGTAGATAGTACTACTATATCTGGTTGACAGCTACCAAAATATACATATACCTAGTAATTATGACAAATAAGGCACTAGGTGAACAATTTCATAATCAAGTAATACCCCAATTTGTAGCAATAAGAAAACAAATGGGTATCTCTCAATTAGAAATGGATGAAATATTAGGAGTAGCTAAAGGACTTGTATCAAAATGGGAGTGTGGTATAAGAAAACCAAGTGGCTGGTTATTCTGTTGTTGGGCAGAAGCACTAGATGCCGAAATTGTAATTAAAAAAAAAGAGGTAAAACATGACAGTTAATCCAGACTTAAATCCTGGTGATATAACAAATGATCCTATTGTAAATATAGTAGTCAAGAAAATTCTTGATAGACATATACAAGGTATGGAGAAATTTGGTAAGACTATGTCTAATAACAAAAGACCTATGTCAGAATGGGTAGATGAAACAATCGAAGAACTTCTAGATGCTGTTCACTATTTAACTAAAATGAAATCTATGTTTCAAGAATTTGATGCAGATTCAGATAAAGTTAAAACAGCTCTTAAAAGTTTAGAACAAGGAAAGACATCTACACATGAAAAAACAGAAACCCAAAGTTGAAGTAGACTACACACCTTATCACGTTAGACAACAAGCATGGTATATGTCATTGCTTAAATTCTATAAAACTATTGAGTATGATGATAAANTATATACAGACTTTGCTACTAAATTGTTTTCAAATAAAATAGATTCAAAAATATTAAAACAATTAGATAGTCTTAGAAGAAAACACAATCAACAAGAAAAAAAGAAATGGGAAGATATAAAACGAAAGGGTGCAACTCGTGTAGGTTTAAGCTTCCGAAATATATACAGGAGTAAAGATGGCAGAACAAGATGAAACAATACAAGAAATACAATCCAAAAACAAACATAATTCTTTACAACAAAAAAGAATGCAAACAATTATACAAGTTGCAGGTCTTTTAGGTATTGAAGAATTAAAATATATTAACAATGAAATAGGTGATATGATTGCAGATGTTGAAAGGAAAATAAATGAATAAAGATTTTGATCGTAANACAGGNATTGGTGGATCAGANGCCACCAGGCTTTACAATGGTGANTGGCANGATTTGTATTTAGAAAAAATTGGAGAGAAAGAAGGAGATGATCTCTCAAATGTTTTACCAGTACAAATGGGAGTACATACTGAAGACTTTAANATNCGNTGGTTTGAAAAACAAACAGGTATTAAAGTTGTAGGTGAACAAGTATTTATCAAATCTAAGAAATATCCATTTATGTATTGCAATATAGATGGTGTTCTCAAAGAAAAAAAAGCATTGCTAGAATGTAAGCATACCAACGCTTTTACTAATGAAATCAAAACAGCAGAAAAATACAAAGCACAAATACAACATTACCTAATGATATATGGTGCAGACAAAATGTATTTATCTATGTTCTTTGGTAATATGAAATGGGGACTAGCTGAAGTACTTCCAGATAAAACATTTCAAAATCAATTAGAATCTGCTGAAATATTGTTTTGGCATTTAGTACAAACCAAAACACCACCACCAGATTTTGTTGACTTTAATAACTTTAACGAACAGATAAAGGAGCATAACAATGGTAGAGAAATTATACCCTTACTCACCAGGCAGTCAAAAAGTTGATACTTCAATAGAAGCTGCCGAACTATTAAAGGAAGGCGCTGATACTATAAGAGCTAAAGTATTCAATGTTATTACAAACAAAGGTAACTTTGGAGCAACAGCAGATGAAGTAGCTGACCTATTAGGTTTGTCTTCATTTACTGTAAGACCAAGAGTAACTGAACTATATAAACAAGATAAGATAGAAAGAAAAGATAAACGTAAAAATGCTAGTAACCGTTCTGCATATGTTTATGTAGTAAGTAAAACTCATGTTAATAATCAATACACACAGAAAGGTATATAATGAGAACAGGAAAAGAAGAAAACTTTTGGATATGGGATCAAGTAAAAAATACTAATCCTAAATACACAAAAGCATTTACTAAGTTTGGTGGTAAAGAACTAACTACTATAGATCCAATGTATCAGATACAAGTTATGACTGGTATGTTTGGTCCAGTAGGTTTAGGTTGGGCTTATCATGTTGACTATACATACACAGATAAAAATGTGTTTGCAGAAGTAACAATAAGATACAGAAAAGAACCTAGCTTAGAATGGAATCAATTTGGCCCAGTATCTTCAGTACAAGCATTGTACAAAAAGAATGGTGGACTAGATGATGAAGCACCAAAGAAAGCAATGACAGATGCTATGACCAAAGGTTTTAGTCATCTTGGTATCAGTGCTGATGTGTTTCTTGGTTTGTTTGATAACAACAAATATGTACAAGAAATGAAAGCTAAGTTTGATGCTAAACCAACTAACATAACTGTAATAAACACAAAGGAGTTAAACAATGCTAAACAAAGTAATGTTGATAGGAAGACTGGGAGCAGACCCGGAAATAAAGCAAACTAAAAAAGGTGAGTCTTTTGCTAATCTATCTTTAGCTACTAATAAAAAGTACAAGACTAAAGATGGTGAATGGCAAGAAAAAACTACATGGCATAAAATTGTAGTATGGGATCCAAGACTTGCAGATAACATGCAAAAGTATGCCAAGAGTGGAACTCAATTATTTGTTGAAGGTGAATTAGAAACTAGACAATTTAAAGATTCTAATGATCAAAACAGAATTGTAACTGAGGTTGTTATACCTCGATTTACAGGAAGCATTAAAATGGTTGGCGACAAACCGTCTGGTACTAAGACAGCAGGGAATATCCCAGCATCTGGTTCAGATGATTTTGATGACCAGTTTTAATAGGTTAAGTTAATTTACCTTTTAATAATTAACACGTAGTATGTAACTACATCTGTTGTGAACTGTAGGCGTATGAATATTTTGAATTGATTGCGCCTACAGATATAAAATTTCTTCTAGAGAAATAGGTAAGCTAGAACCTGTATGTAAGTAATGTACTAAGTCTTACAACTAAAGTCCTGCTGCTGATTAAGATCATATAAGTAAGTAACCAAGTATTCCAGTAAGGTTAAATAATGATATACACCTGTCATGGTTCATTATACTTGGTGCTTACTTTTTTTTATGTGAGGTGTGAGCTTCCGAATTTCATAATAACCTTACCTTATGAAAACAATAATATGTTTAAAAGATATATTTAAATTAAGAAAAGTATCTAACAAAGAAGTAATAAATCTATTTGATAATATTGCTGATACTGTAACTATTGATTTACTTAAAGGAAGTAACATAGATGCAGCTCAAGTTGCTTTGGTATCTAATGTAATGCAGATAGCATCCAACTATAATAATAAGAAATTTGCTATAGATCTTCTTCAAGGAGCTTTAGCTGAGCTAGAATCAGATCATTTTGTTGAAACAGGCAATAAACTGTCATAGAGCCACGCACACAGCCTTTATATATATTATGCCCAATGATACCGAATGTAGTCTATTTAGCTATCCTGTGGCTTCTCAGAGCCATTTAAATGGTCTAAATTAGCTACTCCATTAAAATAATNGTACATATACGGTACAGCTCTACAATCATGAGCTTTTCGCATAGACTTCTGTTGATTTTTAAATTCAATAGCTTTCTTTTCAGATTCAAATATTATATTTGTAAAAATCTTATAAAGATTATCTTGCTTCCAAATAACACACCACATTAATTTCTAACTGAATCTATAAAATTGTACACCCTACCAAATTGTTTATCAATAGACATTAAGTCAGATTGAATCATAGTTACTGTTAATTGAAGTTCTATTAATGTTATAAGTGTCCAAGTAGCTAAACCCATTAGGATTGTGCCTAATAATCCTATTAATATTGTATTAGTTTTTCTTGTCATTTGCTGCCACCAATATAACCTCCAATAACACCAATTAATCCTGTAACCGACATCTTCATAAGTGTAATTACAGATTCATCTACAGGTCTATTTTCTTCTAATGCTACAATATAATCTCCAATAATAATAGTACCTAATAAAATTAGAACACCAGTTGTAATTAATAAAACTACAATGTCTTTAAAATTTTTAATCATTTTTTTCTCATAATGTCAGCACCCTTTAATCCATAGATTGCAGATACCACACCAATAAAAATTGCTTGATACCAATAAGGTAGGTTTTTAAAATACTCAAAAAATAAATCTAGTTTATTACGTATTTCTGGATCGTCAGAAAAAACAGACCAACCCAATAAAAGCATAGGCAAAGATACAAGCACCAATACAAATTCGTCTTTCCAACCGTTATCATTGCTCTCAATAATTTTCGCTTTATATTCAAGTTCACCACTGCTCATCTTTTCAGCATGACGCATTTGTGCATCAGCCATTAACATTTTTGTTTGCTGTNTTTTTTTATATACATGAGAACCAGCATTAATTGCAAGTTTTATTGCACTAAACCACATATTAATATTTCCACACGTTAGGTCTTACTACATACTTCTGATCAACATCTACAGTTAACCAATCAAGATGAGTAAATGATTTTGCTATTCCAATACCTGTAGGTTTTGGATCCCAATGCAAAGCAAANTCTAGCAGCTCATATTGTTTTTGTGGTGATGTTGCTATGTCAACAGCAAACCCAGTAGTATGAGGACCACTGTTACCAGTAGAACTAACTTTACTATTATGTTCTGGACATCTATATGCAGAATTAATTGTAACACCTTCTTGAATATGATTACGCCAGGCTTGGCAAAAGTCTAAAACTATTTCAGAAATTTTTAATTTGTTGCAACATTTACATTTAAACTCGTTGCTACTAAAATTATTATATTTAGCAAAATTTGTACCATCAGTTATCATATGTTTTCTCTAGCCTATCCATAGATATAAATTGACTTTCTTGTATATGGTTGTCCCAGATACCGAGTTCAACTATACCCCAAGACCATCCAGTTAAATTCATCTTAGCATAATCTTCTACATGGTCATGTGGCAACGCACATCCAACATTAACTATTCTAACATAATTTTTATCTCCAATCTTTGGAGCTTTCCAATCTCTAAATTTATGAGTGTGTCCAAAAACAATATCATTAGTAGCATCATTTGCTACTTGTACTTCACAGTTTTTACCACCATACTCTTTACCCATTATGTTTAATGGACAATGAGTAAACAATACACCACCTATATTTTTAAAAGCACCATACTGAGATCGTTTCCATTTACGATTATCAAAAGAATCATGTAATTCTTTTTTCATCATACCTGCTATCTCTGGAATATTTTCTTCAAATCTATAAACTCTTTCTTCATGATTACCGAATGTAACATGTCTAGGTATTAAATCATTATCAATATGTTTATCTAATAAATCTATAGAACTACGCAATGATTCTATGTCCATCATATAAGCATCTTTAAGCTTACCTGCTTGTGTACTATTTTTTTGAAAAAAACTTAGACTATCAAAAGAAGCCCAGTCACCTATTTGGATAATGTAATCTGGTTTAACAGATTTAATATATTTACCTATCCATTTAAAACGATCTTGTTTTATATGAGGACTATCATGAGCATCCCCAATAACTATTATTCTATGACCTTTAAACATTTTCTATTTCCTTACACAAAAATTTAGTTGCTAATCTAAATTGATTAACATCTTCTGTTTTCTGTTGTGCAAGAAAAGTAGTACTATAATTGTGAGCTTCAACAACGCACTCATTCCATGAGTTATATAATGTAGGACTTTGTATTGGTGGGCCACATTGATTGCTAGTAAATGTACAAACCCATATTACTAATATGAATTTCATTTAAAATTAAAATACCCAATAACACCTGCTGCAAGACTACCTAAAACAACAAGTACTTTAACTATTCCTTTTCCAGTAGAAACATGATCACTTAATTGTTCTACTTTTTTTTCAAGTCTTTCAATAGATGTTAAAATATTATTCATTCTTTCAGCACATAGTTTTTCATGTGATGAAAGTCTTACACCAGTAGCGACTTCGTTAAATTGTTTTGGTGTAATTTTTTTTCTAGCCATTATTCTGGTTTAGGATTATCTGCTTTAACTTTAGCTACTGCGTCTTTCCAAGTAGTAGTACCATTAACACTATCCCAGTATTGCATATCAAGTTGTTCTTGAAT